CAACCGGATGATCGAGGACGTTCTCCAGCGCCAGCAAACCGGCGCCGCCTTCAAGCTCTACACCGACCGCGTTTTCAGCGGTGGCACCCTGAGCGAGAGCCTGAGCCGTTCGATCGCCTTCGATGCAGTGCTGACTTCTGCCAGCCTGAACATCAACCCCGACGATGCACAGTCTGTGACCGTCAACTTCCGCCCCGCCGGCACCCCCACCTTCGACTTCAGCCAATCCTGATAGTCTGCTGGTGCAGTCGGGTTCAGCGCCCCGGTCTAACGACCGGGGTTTTCTTTTTCTACTCCGCTACACTAATCGCATACCCCACGCACTGGTATGCCGGTTCCTGTACGCGCAATCGACCGTCTCCGCAAGGCTGCAAACCTGGAGCCGGTCAAAAAAGTAGTAGACCTGTCCGATGGCAGCACATTTGAAATGTGGGTTAGTCCACTGACGATGGCTGAGCGCGAACGCGCCCAAAAACAAGCCAAGTCGGACGATGCCAACGCCTTTGCCCTTCAACTGCTGATCGCCAAAGCCCTTGACGAGTCCGGCGCCAAGCTCTTCAACGTCGGTGAGGTTGATGTCCTGAAAAACGAAGTGAAGGACAAGGACCTGCAAGCTCTGATGCTGGCAATCCTGACCGATGACGCCGAGCCCATCGACCCAAAATCCTGAGCGCCGAACTTCGTAAGGACAACTGGCTCATGCTCCAATTTGGCGTCGCCAAGGAACTGGGCCTAACCCTCACGGACGTTCGAGCCACAATGACAGCCGAAGAACTGATCGGCTGGAGCGCCTACTTCAGCATCCTCAACGAGGACCAGCAAAAAGAGCTGGAAAAAGCCAAACGCCGCCGCTAACCCGGCGGCTTTTTTACGCCGTAAACTGACTACACAGGACTCATTACACTGCCGTGGCCGACTACTCAGCAAAAATTAAGCTGATTGTTGAGGGCCTGCAGTCTCTAAAACAAGTAGAGGACCGCGTAAAGAACTTAAACCGTCTAGCCGCAGTAGATCTCGGCAAAGCACTAACCGGTGTAAAAGGGTTTGGAAGTGTAAAAAAGGAAGTCGATGGTGTCGCAGACAGTTTTTCGCGTCTCGGCAAAATTGTCCGAGGGTTAGCGGTCGGCACTGGCCTTGGAGCATTAACTACATCCATTAACGGCTTATCTCAAGCAGCAACAGCGCTTAAGTTTGGCGGTATCAGTAAATTTGCTGCAGCTTTAGCGGCAGCAACAGGTCCAGCAGCAGGACTGTTTAAGGAACTATCCGGTTTAGCAATACAGTTTCCCGTAGTTGCGGGTACGGCAACTATCGCTGGAGCAGCGTTGCTTGCCTTTGCACCTCAAGTCTTACGTGCAGGCAACGCGACTGTACGTTTAGGTAAAGCTGCCGCCGAGGCTGGTCAACCACTATCTCGCCTTATGGCGAGTTTAGCTGGGAGCGGGTTTAGAGTAGATATGTTTATTGATGCAGCACAAGCAACAGAAATATACAGAAACAGGCTGTATGAACTTAGCGAAACTGTTTTTGTACTTTCTCGCCGTCAAACAGCACTTAAAAGCACATTAGATAAATTTAACTCTGATAGCGAGACAGCTGCAAAGATTGCGGCAAAATTAGTAGACGTAACAAAACGCCTAAACGCAGAACAGCAAGCTCAAAATGATCTGCTACGTGAAGCTGCCGGTTTACGTCCCGAATCCGTAGAGCGCCGTGCAACTAATACGTACAACGTTACTCAACGCCGTAAACAATTTTACGCTGACCAAGCTGCTGCTGCCGCAGAAGCTGTTCAGCAAGTCCGCGACCTAGAACAAGCTGAAAGTACTGCGGCTCGTGCTCGACTAGCTGAAGCCGCAAAGACGAAAGCAGACGCGCTACGCGAAGAGGCTGACGCAGCAAGACTGGCGCTAACAGCTCTTCGTAACCTAGAGACTGCTGAAAGTACAGCAGCCCGCGCACGACTTGCTCAAGCTGCGGAACTTAAGCGTGCAGGAGCAGTAGATGTTGTACGTCGGCCCATTGCTGGTGCGGCATACGCTACACCAGCAGGACCTGCAGAACCGCCCGTTACGCGAACTTCTGCTGTAGCTGCAGAGGCAAAACTGCGCAAAGAACTACTAAAAGACACTGTAGTAGCAGGTTTCCAAACTCTTACTTATGCGCAAAAGGAAGCTGCTCAATCCAAAGTTACACTAGAAACACGCTACAACTGGGCGCGTGTTCTATCACAAGGGGCAGAAATTTCTGAGGATCTTGTCCGTTTGTCAGCAGAAGATGCTCAAAATGCAGAGCTGACACTTCGAGCAAAACGTACAGAAGCCAAAATTGAGGAAGCTCTAGCTCGCAACCGCAAACAAGCAACCCAGGCAGAAGAACGTGCTGCCGCTAAAAAACAGCGACGTACAGACGTATCCAGTGCTGTAATTGGTGGCGCGTTTCCGCTGCTGTTTGGCCAAGGCATTGGCGCATCATTCGGTGGCGCACTTGGCGGAGGCATAGGTGCCCGCTTTGGGGGTCAAGGCGGTTTTGCTGGCTCGCTCGTTGGAACTTTTGCAGGTCAAGCAACAATTGACTTTGCCATCAATAGCGCTACGCAGTTAGGAAACGCTTTACGTAAGCCGACACAGAATATACAAGAGTTAACTAAATTTTTAGGTATTGCCGGAACACAACTGGATGCCAATATCACAGTGCTACAGAACTTAGGTCTTGAAAGTAGCGCTAGCGCCGTTGCGCTCGCTAAATTGGAGGATATTCTTAAAGCGGAAGGGTATAAAAATATAGACAATTTAAGCAAACAACTTACAGATTTAGAAAACGCTTTTAGTCGCCTAAAGTTAGCGGCAGCAAATCTTCTAGCTGAACCGTTAACAGAGTTCCTTAACTGGCTTACGGACACGATAAAGTTAATGTCTCGTGCCGGTGGTGTGGGAGGTTTTATAACAACATCACCCGAAAAATTACAGGCGCTAGATAAAAAAATACAACAAGAACGTGCAACGTCTACGCAGACAGCCGAAAAACCCGGTACCGCTGAATTAGCTGCTCAAAAGCTAATAACACAAGAAGAAAAACGCCAATTAGATCTCGCTGGAGCCCAAGTTCAGCTGGAACGTCAGCGCCTATCCTTAACCCGTGTAGAACTTGCGTCTAAACAAGGTGCGATTGAACTTCTGCGAATTAGCAATGAATTAGAAAAGAAAAACGTAGAGCTTAACAACGCAAAAGAAAAGTCAAAGCGTATGCAATTGCAGCTTGATATTAAGTTGCTCCAGCAGCAGGAAGCTCAAGCTGAAGCAACTCGCCAAAATGCAATTGTAGAAGCTGAAAGACAAGTAACACGTGAAATAAATGGTTTATATGTACAAAAATTAGGTGTAGCGCAAGAACTAAACAAGCTTGCTGTTGAGCGTGTAACTATAGATAGAGGAGAACTTGCTGGCCTACAAGCGGCTAGAAAAGATTTACAACAAGAATTAGATAACCGCGCACACATTTTATCTATTCAACGAGATACTTCTTTAATAGGTATAAATGAAATTCAAATAAGACAAGAAATAGTAGACTTATATGAGGGTCAGTTGTCACAGTTGACGCTTGAAATAAACAATAGAGACAAAGTTCTTCAGCAACAAGAAGCAGCATACAATCTTACTCGTTTACAAATTGACCAACAGCGCGAGCTAAATCGTATACAAGCAGAAAACCAGGCTAAACAACAACTTCGTGATATTACATCGTCCATCGATCCACGTTTTATGCAGCCTTTTGGCGGAGGACGCCGAACACAAGAATTAATGCAAGCAGATTTTGAAGCACGTTCATCTGAAATGCGTGCAACACTTACAGGATTAGATACACAAATAGCTACGCCTGGCTTAAATGTAGATATTAAAACGCGCCTGGAAGACCAGCGTAAAGAGCTGCAAAACCAAATTGATGTTTATGCAAAATACCAACCAGCAATTATCAAAGCTACTGTAGCCCAACAACAATTTAACGAAGCACTTGCATTAACGTCTCCCCTAGTAGATTCTATTTTCACAGGTATTACAAATGTCGTTACAGGTACGCAAACAGCTCAAGAGGCTTTTGCAAATTTCCTTAATACTGTCGGTCAGTTACTGCTAGATACAGCAAAGCAAATGATTACGCAGTACATCGCACTAGGGATTGCAAAAATCTTTGCCTTCGGTAGTAGCGGATCCGGCTTTAGTTTTTCTGGTGCCGGACCTGTATCTGGTGCTTCTGTATTTGGTAGCGGGCAGGCCGGCTTTAACCCTGCTGCGTTCACAGGCGGTTTGGGATTCCGCGCAGGTGGTGGCGCTGTAAGCAACCGCCAGCCCTACATGGTTGGCGAGCGCGGTCCCGAGCTGTTTGTCCCAGGCACTGGCGGTACTGTTGTCAACAACCGTGACCTGCGCGATGCAATGGGTAACGCACCTGGAGCCCGCAACGGCCCCATGCTCAACATGACATTCCAGACCACCAACATTGGCGGCGTGGAATACGTGAGCCGCGATCAGCTTGAAGCCGCCATGGTCGCCACCCGCAAAGCCGCTGCAAACGATGGCGCCAAACGGGGCACCGCAGCTACGTTGAGTAAGTTACAGAACAGCCCGAGCACAAGGGCAAAACTGGGGCTGCGCTAATGGCAAGAACATTCCCGTCCTACGTCCCAAGCTCCCGCAGCTTCACGCCTGGCGAGTACCCCGTTCGCACGTACCGCAGCCAATCCGGCGTGGTGAGCAAACGGATCTACGGCAACAAGCCCACCAACTACGACCTCCAGCTGACATTCAGCAACGTGGACGACAGCGTAGCGAACGACATTGTTGCCCACTACGAAGACACCGCCAAGCAACTCGAAGGCTTCAACCTCCCAAACGAAGTATTTGGTGGCATGGGCAACGGACTACAAAACAAGATCCAGGCACCCAGCAACATCAGCTGGAGCTACGCCAGCCCCCCACAAATCAAATCAGTATTCATTGACGTAAGCACCGTCGAGGTCAGCCTGATCGGAGAAATCAATGTCTAACCTGCGCCTCGTCCAGTTTTTCGATTACGTCACTGGATCAAATCCAACTCGCTACCGCTACCAAAACTATTTCGTCGGTCAAAACAAGACCTACAACAGCAACAGCTACGCCTTTGCCCCGTTCCAGTCCAGCGGCAGTCTGTCCACACTGACCGGCGACAACGAAACGGTCACAGTTCTGTTCCCCGCAACCGAGTACGCCATCCGCCTAGTCGACGCTTCAGGCGGAAACCGTCAAAGTGAACTGACACTGACGACGTTATGGCTGACTGCTGAAAACGAATACAGCAGCCTCCAATTCACGGAAACACTCATCGGCATCGGCTCGAGCTTCGACGACACCACGCTGGAACTTCGCTTCCGCACAGCCATGGACAGCGTTGGGGCCAACTTCCCCACTCGCACCTTCAACCGCGACAACGCCGGAATCCTGCCGATTAACGCCGAGTTGAGCCTGCGGTGAACGACCTCCTCGGCTTAAGACGAGCCTGGGGCGCCTATCCCGGCGATGGTTCCGGCACCGTCGACTGCTGCCTGATGGCGCTAGAGGTTCACCGCCGACTGGGGCATCACAACTACCTCCCCGAAGTGGCGTGGATCTTTGAGCGCTACACCGACGACACATTGCCCGCCAACTTCATCGCTCGCTGGCTACTCAAAAACGGCAAGCGCCTCGCCGGTCCTGAACCACACGCACTGGCACTTCTTCCTAGTCACGGTGTTGGCGCGGTCGGTACAGTGCTAGATGACGGGACGATGCTTTTTATCGGACCTGGCGGCAGCGTAATTCGCACTGCTGTTGCTGACGATTTTGGCTGGTACTTCAGACTGAACAAATGACACGCCGCCTCCTGCCTTACGAGCACCAACTCGTTGAAACACTGGGCATCAGCGAGGCGGATTACCTTGAGTTTCTGGCGCTGCAGAAGGCGTACAACGACCCCAAGGCGGGAACTGTCTTTGACATCAGGAATGACCCGGCAACGGTGTCCATCGTCTTAACCGTCGTCGGCATCCTGTTCCAGGTCGGCGCCGCACTACTCGCACCAAAACCCGATATCCCCGACGTTGCCCGAGGCGGTCGCCGCCAACGAGAACAACGCTTTGCCCCCACCTACGGCTTCAACAGCGCACAAGAGCTGGCGCGTTACGGCGATCCAGTCAACTTGGTTTACTGCAACACCGCCGCCAACGAACGCGGAGCCGTCCGTGCCGCCACCTCGTTGGTGTGGTCCGCCATCCGCAGCAGCGGCAATAACCAGTTCATGCAACTGCTGCTTGTTATTGGCGCTGCAAAAGTAAACGAGCTTGCCGTAGCCCGTACTGGCTTTGGCGACATACCACTAGAAAATTTCAACCAAGCAAACACTTGGCTCTACTACAGCAAAAACGGAGCGCCAAGCTTTAATGATCGCGTCAGAGGAGATAACAGCGATCCATCCGCAGACGACCGTGATCAAAAAGACCAAATTTGCTTAATCCAAGGAAATAGAACAGGCTGCAGCCAAGCGTTTACACCAAGCAATTACAACACATTCGGGATTTACGAACCTATCCCGTTAAACGTAATGCTGTATTCACGCGGCCAATCTGGTGGCACCGAATACGACCTAAACGGCATTGAGATTGTTGGTTACAACCCTTACACCACGGTCAGATGGACGGCGAACAATCGTTTTGTCACAGGTGATATTGTACGAATTCGTTTCCGCGATGCAAAACCCGATACACGTTTGCGTAACAAGTCCGACGGTAGCGGACCATCTGAAGAGAAACCAGATGTAGCGACAAACTACGCCAGCGACATCCGCCGTCAACTTGTCGATCAAATACAACCCGGCTCACTTTACGAATTAGGCAGCGCCCGCTTGGTGCTGGTGGATCGACAAGATAACAATATCGACAAAGGGAATGTCGACTGTATTTTTCGCGTAATCAATGGAGGATTGGCGCCCGCTGCTCCTTACAACAAACTTGTCGCCCGTGCATCACAAAACGGGCAGCAGATCACTTATTTGACAGACAG